CAGCGTTGAATTTCTTAAAGCTCGGCACCATATCAGGTGCCGGGAAGTATTTGTAGTCCATATTAAGGAAATCATCGTACAGCATTTTTCGCCCTCCTAGGCTGGCGGGAGTGGTGCATACCGGTAATATACTATACAGCCTTTGCGATGTAAAGTTAGATTAGCCACTGACGGAATTCATCTCCCTGCAATGTCGCAGCCATGTTCATCTTTTTGCGAAGCACTTGTATCAGCCGATCATCAAGGGTTCCACGAGCTCGTAGGTCAATGTATGTGACGGACCGGGTTTGGCCAATTCTGTGAGGGCGATCTTCACTTTGTTGTCTGTCTTCGTTATCAAAGCTATTAGCGTAGTAGATGACCAGATTACAGGCGGTCCAGGTGTTACCGAATTTCCCAACAGATTGATTGCTGACAATAAATCTACAAGTGTCATCCCGTTGGATACGAGCTCTTGCATCAAGTCGCTCGTAGAGGTCGTGATCTCCCCAAAACCCGACGGTACTGTCATCTCCAAACTCCTCTGTTAGCCGGTGGACTATCTTGCGTAGTGCTTGTGGATATGGTGCCCAGATGATAGCTTTATCAGCATGGTTATGAAGTATTTCAACCACAGCATCAGTACGTTTTTCTGGTATGTCCACTAATGATTGATCTTCCTGTCGCACATGCCCACATAGGATGTGTTGCATCTTACCCAATTGATCTAGTTTCAATTTGGCAGTGCTGAATACACCATCAGCTAGTTTAGCGAATGCTTGTTCTTTCATTTGGTTGTAGATGCGTTTTTGCTCATCAGTTAATTCTACGTCCCAAAACTGATATATCTTCGGCGGTAGGTCCAGCACATCTTTCTTCAATACACGGTAGCTGTATTTCATTATCTTTTCATTTAGTTCTTCAAGATTTCTATATGCCACAACGACTGTGGGTTTCCTGTATGGCTTATGATGCTCAGCCACACGCCGAGCCATTGGCCTGAAATCAATCTGTTCCGTAATTGCATATCTATTCCTGAATGCCCAATAGGTCTTCTGTCCAATAATACGCCAATCTAAAAACATATACTGACTATACAAATCCATCGGGCTCTCAGGCGCTACCAATCCGGTTAAGATGCGTCTAGCTATACACAGCGGAGCTATTTCATCTAATAGAAATCCAGTTCGTTTAGCGTCTTCATGGGCTATGGTCGTAGATTCATCGATAACGCCGATGACTTTTCGTCCTTCAAAAAACTTAAGCAGATATTGTCGTGCCTTGCCGGGGGAACTAAGTGCTTCAATATTCATACACAGAAATCGTGGCCCTTGGCAATTCAGTAGCCACTTCAAAGCATCCTGAATTGCCTTGTTACCACCGGTTATCCAGGGCACTGCCCGAATATACTCACGCTTTTCTGGTGGTATCCACTTATCAATTTCTCCAGGCTCCTCAGGGGTGCCTATCCAATTCATGTATGCGCCCTTGGGTCCTATGACCAAGAGGTCTTGGGCGCTGCCGTGGTCTATCCTTGCCACCCAATCATCTAAGATTGGACGACTTTTCCCAGTACCTTGCTCCATTATAAGAGCAAAGACTCCATTGTTCCAGAGGTGAGTTACGGCTGTGTCTTGATGCTGATATGCTTTTTCCATGTATAGCATTATACCATACGAAGAGGTAGATTTAAATAGGCATTGTTTTCATTAATATTTGACTTATCTCATCAAAGTTCCAATGTGATGGTCCACCACTCCAACGTCTTCCAGTAATATTATTCAATCCTCCATCATGCAATGCGGGTGCATTCCAAGCTTCCATTAGCCATAATTCATCAATATCCTTATGTATCACAGATCGTCGCACAGCTATCCATGCATCGCTACCAAATCGCCAACGCTGTTGGAGCCATCCCACTTGAAGATCTCTAATCTGGACATGAAATATCTTGGTGGCTTTAAATTCTATCCAACCAGAGTGTCCCCATGGGGAACAAAATTCACTGTCTGGTAAACCGGGGGAGATTATTCCTGTTTCAATAGTATTCCACTGCCATCCACCCAAGTAACTTCTAAATATTCCTCTAAGGCCACCATCACTACTCATAGAAGATTATCAATAGTGTACTTTACATCGGGGTCAAGGTTAGATTGTTGGCGCAACCACATCAAATAGTCCCGTGGTATCTTATCGAAATCTGTTCCTTTGTGTTTTCCGAAAGGGATCTTAGCTAACCTATATGGCTGTATCGTCATCTTATGTAATTCTTCTGGTGTGTGTCGTTCCAACATTTTTAATAGGATACCGGTAGTCGTTGCAACGTCGTAAAGTGCTTGATGTGGTGCTCTTGATTTGATATTCGGAGCAAGGGATAGGTCTGGCTTAATTCCCAGCCAGTATCGCAGGACTTGATTTCCATGCGCGGGAGCCTCTGGCCATATGAGTTTAGCCACACGGAAGGTACAGATCCAAGGATTGGTAAGTTGAGGTACAAATTTCGAATCAAAGACATGATTGTGTGCCACTATGTACGAGTCTGGTTCTACATCTTGCATCAATCGTAAAAAAATTTCTTCCTTGGGTTTGGCACCTCTTAAGTAGGAACAGTCAGTTAAGCTAATATGATTTTGAGCTTGAGCTAATGGGCTAATCAAACCATTAAATTGAATATAGCTTTCAAAGGCTGATATAGGCTTGTATCCATCCAATACCATCCAGGCTAATTCAAGCAAGTGACCTCCCTTTTCGGGGAGGTCACTTGTTTCGGTGTCTAAGACTATCAGGCGCATGGAAAATCCATACGCGGGACGGCATCCTTGTACGCTCTATGAACGAGGGTGTTGCCACCCAGACTGGTAGGACCCGCAGGATGCCTTTCTGCGCCGAGCCCCGCGTTGCCCGACTGGAGTACGCCTACCAGTCCCCAGATTACGCAGCCGGAGCGGTTCCCGCTTCTGCCTCAGCCTTCTTCTTGGAAACCTTTTTCTCCTTCGGCGGAGGCGGAGGCGGAACATCAACCACGGTGGGGCCGACGTTGATCAGCATCCGGCGGGGATCCGTATCCCACCTGATGTCACCCCAAGTCTCGCCGTCGGTCCGGTTGAACGGCTCCTTGCTCATAGTCTCGACGTACTGCTTGATCGTCATACCGGTCTTGTACACGTTGAAACGATCAGCAGCCTTGCCAGTCTTGGCGTTCGGCCGCAGCACCGTGATGATGTGGTCATCAGGGAGCTTCGGCAAACGGGGACGGGCAACCTTCGGGCCTTCCTTCTTGGCCTTCGGCTCCTTGGCCTCTCCCGCCTTGGCCTCCACCGGCTTCACCGGTGTTCCAGGTGCAGCAGCAGAACTGGGATTCGTTGGAGCTGATGCCCGAGCAGCAGGTCCATTTACCATTGTTACCTCCTGTTTATATTTATCCAACGCAATTTACTTAACACATCCGCGGACAAAATGCAATAGTGAAGAGCAAATTATTTTTTGGGATCACCCCAACTCTTACTGACCTTAACGTCAGTTAACATTGGGATAGTTATCAGTGGCACAGCTTCTTCCATCAATTTAGCACAAGCTCGTGCATCTTCATGGCTTGCCACACTGATCCCTAGCTCATCATGAATTTGCAGCAGTATATTGAAGCCAGCCCTATCTATATCTACCATGGCTTTCTTAATCTGCCTCGCGGCGCTGCCCTGAATTACCCGGTTGAAAGCTTTATGGGTGAATGAGCGCTTCATACTTTCCCAATACCAGGGGTGATTAGGATCATGCTTGCGGCGAAGAGACTCTTCTTCAGAGCATGGAAAAGTATCTAAGTCAGGATTAGTTCTTTTATATTCAAACTCCTTTGCAAAGTCCCTTTGCTTAGGCTCCCATAGATTGAAATGGTTACGTGCTCCATCTATTAGCTTGATGTATCCGTGTTTAGCTGCGAACTTAGCATAGTGATCATTAACTATTTTAACGAATGGTAGCTCTGCATCATATTGCTTGTATACTCTTTCAGCTTCTTCCCTATCCATACCAGTCATCAAAGCGAACTTGGGAATACCAGCGCCGTATGCTTTCGCAAAGTTGGTATCCTTGGCTCGCTTGCGCGGCAGCTTAGTCATTTCTGCTACCCAATCATGGTAGTCAGTGTCTGGGTCCTGGCGGTACTTGTTGGCTGCGATGTCTGCCTTATCCGCTCCTATTAGTTCCGCCACAAATACGATTAGTCTGTACTCTTGTTGCCTGTAGTCAATACTGCACCACTGTTCACCGTCCTCAGGTAAAAAGCAAGAACGTATAAGCGGAGCCAACTCATCATCCCGGCTTGGCATTTGTTGGAGTGGAGGATCTGAGTAGCTGAATCGGTGTGATCTGGTGCCACCTTCTTCACTCCTAAACTGGTTGACGGTAGGGTATACTCGACCTTTGTGTGCGTGGTTCAAAATAAATTTCCATAAAAACTTTTCAGCAAAATCATCCCGGTGCTTAATTCGTTGAACCGTGCGTGGGAACCAATGCTTATGGTTCGCCATGTATCCCTTTTCAAAGCTAGGCTGACCTTTTGGAAATGCATCTGTGGGTTTGGTGTATGGATAGTCTGTGATATTCATTTCATTGAATAACTTGAGCAATTCTCTACTAGACCGTATGGTTTTAACGGTGATCTTAGAGTTTAATCTACTACTAATGTCCCGTAATTCTTCCTCATTTTTCTTATGTATTTGGTCCCTTAACCTATTAGCCTTTTCTTCATCAACACGTATGCCTTTTTGCTTCATGCGCAATGTCAAAGGCATTAGGTCGCGTTCAATCTGATAGGCATTGTCTAGATTTTCTGCTGTTAATTGTGGACGCAATATTTGAGCTAGAGCCAAGGTGGCGGCTGCATCTTGTTCAGCATACTTGCCGACATACCTACCTGGAGCTTTCCACAAGTTTGATTTTCTATCCTTATTGGTGGCTGGTACATTCATTGAATCCATGTAATCATTGAAAAGCCTTTCATCCTTACCGGGGAGTTTCTGCCATGCGCATAGATTATCTAGTGCAAATGATGGTTGGTTTTCATCCACCATCATAGCCATAGCACCTGTGTCATCTATTTGAGCGGGGGGACGTATGTGAAATACAGCTTCAATCCATCCCCAATCATACTGGAAGTTATGGAATACGAACCTCGTCTGTACCTGAGCAGCACAGGCTCTAAGCCACCTTGCCACCAACTCTTCTTCAAAGCATCTGGTATCGTAATGTCGGAGCGGGATATATATACATTGATCCCGCCACGCCGCAGATATTCCGCATATGTATCCCGTGTTAGGGTTAGCTCGTTCGTAGGCGTAGAAGCCGGGGCCTTTATCTTTTGCGAGCGAGTCGTCACGCGTTTCGAGGTCAAGCGAGATTTCTTTTTCATGTGACAGGTCCGGTAAGTTGTCGGGTGGTACCCATTGACTGTCTGGTGTGAAGAACGAATACTGATCAAACTTGAGCGCCCGCTTGGCCATGGTACCCCGGCTTTGCGATGGCCCGTAGCGGGCCTCTAGAACCCTGTGGTGCGTTCGCAGGGGGTAGCCGGTAGCCCTACTACCCCCCGCGCTTCAGGCCACTCCACGACCCTTATAATGGGTCGCCATGGTAGCTATTCCAACGCTTCATCGATCTTACCCATGTCCTCGCCAACCTTATCTGCGATAGCCGCAGCCTCCCCAATTTTTTCTAACGTATCACTTATCTCAGACTCAGCATCATCCAATATGCCGATCACTTCCTCCATACGCTGGCCACGTTCGGCCTGCTGCAAGCCTTCAGACAAATTGTCAAATGCTTCCTGCTCTTCGTCCTTTATTTCTTCCACTTTATCCTTTGCCCCTTGCAGTGCATCCCTAAATTCATCCCACTGAATGTCATTCAGGTCTTTCTGTACTGCCTCCAGCAAAGCCTTGGCATCTTGTAGCCCTTTACGACGTTCGTTGTTCACTTTCCTCTCCCTCGTTGTGCCTGGAGCATGTTTCACGAAGTAGGTATACTAGGAGCCTACGAGCATCGTCCCCCTCAAAGGTGTTGCCCATAGTGGTGATTGGTTCAGGTACAGTATCGAGACTGACAATAGCTGCAATCTTCAAGGTTATTGTCAATTCTGACCATTTGTACCTCATACCATCTGGTAAGCTTAACCCTTCTTCATCTACATCTACCATGTCCATAGCTGCGCCCTCCTGTGTATAGCATTTTAGCACAGCCTTTTATAGATTACCAGCTTCGTGGTGTCCTCCATCAGCGGGGGTGCCAGGATAATCTGGCTCTTCTGCTTTATGCAGAAGAGATTGTTGCTGCATATCAATTATGATATCTTCCAATAACATCTTAGCTGCAATTAAATCTGCCTTCTTTGTATATGTGCAAATTGCTAGAATATATGCTTCTTCTCCCAGTGTCAAATTATTTGCTCGTGCAAATTTGTTAACTTCTTGTAGTATTGTTTCTTCTATCTCATCACATGGGTGAACCATTAGCCAATAGCATTCTATCATTTTATCAAGATAATGCCTCGCCTTATAATAGTCCTGCAACCCACCCTTCTTGCGGGCACGGCTCACATATTTCGTGGTATTTCCTTCAAGATATCCCAATGGAATCTTTATCGCAAGATCCCAATGCTCATACTCAGTCTTGTAGTGCCTGCCGCCTATCTGTTTCTCGTTGGCTGTCATGGACTTTCTCCCATTCGATTATATTCCACCACTTTGACATCATTCGGATACTTATAGGATGTGATATTGACATATATTGCCTGGAAAACATCTTCAACCTTAGTATAGCATATTGGCACAGCCGAGGACAAGGTCGTTTTTCATAGAGCGCCTCAAGGCATCGATCAGCTATGATAAATCCATGGTCATTTCCTAATAGCACTTCACCCATACCCATTTCTGCCATTTCCATTAACTCTAATTGCTTGAATAATTCCCTGTCTGCATCAGTAAAATATATTGGATGAAAAGCTTCCCAATGTAATACCTGAGCAGCAGCAGATCGAGATTCTAATAAATCCATCTCCCTTTTCAAATTAGGATTTAAGCTTTTAACCGGATAAGGTATATCACCGGTGAAGTGCTCACCTATATCGTGGATTAAAATATGAAGCAGTATATTTTTGTCCACTTTATCTGTTTCAGCCACAGACATATAGATACGCATGAGTTGCCAGCAATGCTCCGCAACCGATTGTTCGCGCAGCACCGGCCACGTGTGATAGCGCCTGACCTGACCAGCAAGCCGGGTGTCTAGGCGTATGCTGTCATCATCTACGGGCATGGCGGTCTATCCATTCCATTCCTGCACGTTTCCAGTCCTGTGCTGTCACCTTTTGGATTTCATCTAGTGCCCAAGTCCAACACTTCTTCTTATAGAAGTGGTGCGCCCGCGCCATTGGTATCACAGTATCACGTAAGAATGGATTTACCATACCACTTGTATCAACATCTTCTTTACCACTTTGCATATCATCTATCCACAACATGGTAAATGCTAGATCAGCATCAAACTGCTCCGGAAACTCCATAAGCGGCACAGTATCTCCATACATACCGGTAACATCAGCTAAGTGCCACTCCATACTTCGTATCTGTTCGCCTTTATCTGCACGCTTCTGTAACATATCAAAATGTTCTTTATAGAAATGTAGGTTAGTAGATATCTGCCAATACTCACCAACACGTATTCCTATCTTGGTGGCAATATACTCTTGTAAGATGGGGAAATGTACTGCATTCGCACCACAGCACCCCCATATCAAATCATTTGACCTATTAAATACGGTCATATCTAAAGAGTCACCCACAATACGAAAAGTAATAACCAGATTGCAGGGTTTCGCACAAGTTGTTCTAAGATCATCTGTGCCTGCTCCCCACATTTGAAGTACGGCTTGTCGAGTACCGGGGTTCTTCCGTAATTGACTAATTATCTCTTTAATTTGGTCGTATCTCAACCCATAGCGCCACCTGAATCCATATGAATCCATAATGATACCATGGTTGCCGAACTTCTTGCTAAAATCTTTGACATAATAATCCAAGAACCCACCATCCTGCCTCCCAGCAAGCATCCACATTGCTTCCATTAGGTGGAAGAATGGGTTGGCATCCCGAATAGGGTTGAGTAAGACGTGATTCTTAGGATACATATAGTGAATAGCTACTGGCTCAGCCGCTGCGACCACTGGCCCCAGACGGGTTTCTTCTACTATACCATGCTCCATAACCAGAGCAACGGCTTTAGGTAGAGCATCACGTACATTAAACGCTTCGATTACGTGCATTGGTCCCCTCCTTCAGCGCCTGTTGCCACTTGATTATTACCTCTATTCGCTCTGCCCCTGTCTTGTACTTGCGATGAGCCAGATCCACATAGTTAGGGAACAAAGCCGCAAGTTTCTTTGCTTCCTCATTGTTCATTGCTTCAGTACGGTAGGTGCTGCATCCACCAGGGGCATCAAACTTGCGTTGATCATGTGTGGTTTCAGTCCATATAGCATTGGGGTATCCCTTTAACAATAGTTGAAGTGTCACACACATATCCTCTCGTAATTCAACCAAGTCCCACCTAACTTCATTGGCCACAATCGGCAAATAATATCCTAAGGTGCAGACCTGTTTGCCTGGTGACTTCCACCCTGCTCCCTCTAGCATGTTGTTCCCTTGCCGCTGGCCAAATCCAGCATGGGGAAACTCAGGCCCTAGCTTATCCTCTATACGCTGGAATTCCTGCACCAACTCCTCCCCGATTATAGGACGTAGGTGCCAGTCATCTTCACTGACGCGTGTGGCAAACCGCAAGTCATCATCTAACATAAATACCTTATCGAAGCCTCGCCGTACCCATTCTTCTATAATCCAGTCACGTTTTCTAGCTATCCCCCATTCAGGGTCTGGTTGTGCAATGACTTCAAAATCACTGCGCAGGGAACTAATCTTGTTAGCTTCCTTTTTGGTTTGACAGACTAAGGTCACACGATCCATTAACTGTTTAGGGAGATTCTGAACAGTTAATTGATCATTGGTGCGGCTGCGAGTGGGTATGATGATTGCCATGTTAGACATGATGGAACACCTGTCGTGGTCGGCCTAGACCTAGCCGGGTTTTCTCGTACTTGCTGAACTCACACAAGCAGTTTTGAAGATCCTGGTTATGTAATTTCCCTATTCCTAGTTCTAACAATGTAGGGGTAATTTCTTCATTCAATGCCTGTAAAGCTGTGAGCCACATAGCTGGATTCCAAGAGCTAGTTGGCTCTTGGTCTAGTACCATGTTGAGGCCACGCATACTTCCTGGTCCTGGTGCTGCCCAATCATGCCAATCAACAGTATTCATTAGCAAGGGGATATATTTTAAGTCTGCTACAATCTGTGCTCCCATAAAGCTTCCTAATCCTGTAGCGTGTTGGCGTATCCAATTATACACATCCTCTAAAAGAACTGGTTGGCTATCATTCCAGCGTTGCCACTCTTCCCGCCAAGGTTTTGTACACCAATCGTTAAAGTATTCCAATACTCCTTCCCCCTTGGTATATCCCTGTTTGCCCTGGATAATGAACGCACCAGTTACATGCGGGGGAGGCATCAGCTTAAGAATAGCTTTAAGATTATCTATATCTTTGGTTTCAATATACTGTTCAAAAGGCGACATATTGCTCATAAGATCAGACTGATTAAAGAAAAAATCGCAAGTGCTAGGCCGATTAAACCACCGATACAGCACAGTGGCAGGAACCACAATAGCATCGTGCTCGTACCGCTGGCGGATGGTTTTCTGGTAGTGCTTAGATACACGGTCATCCTCCCTATGTATGTTGGTGAACCGGTATTGCAGCAATATCCTATCAGTAGTCCAGGGAAACTTATCCCCCCGTTCACGGCGTATGCGAATTTGCTCCCGCTCGTGGATAAACGCTATGAAGCGTTGCACCGGGTCTTCTATCTCCACTAGGTTTGTCATTCGAATAACCCCTCGAAGTGGTAGCGCCTGTCTGGGTGTATGACGGTTAGCTCTTCACGGGTACGCGTGATACCTGTGTAGAAGACCCTGGTTTCTTCGTCTTGGTTGGTGGCGAACTTGTCTGACAGCTTGGCTGTTTCTGAGAGTAGAACTACCTTGTCGGCTTGCCCTCCCTTAACACGGTGGATGGTAGATATGTGTATCTTTGGTTGTGATAGTAGGTTGGTTCCATTGGCCAATACCCGCTGGATATATTCTATATCTCTGGGGTCAACTATTTCTGTGAACACTTGGTTCCAAGCACCATCTATATTCAACCCAAAGTCCTGCTTAAGTTCCTGTAAGTTAACATCCATGTCCGGCCTTTCAGCCAGCCTACCGAGCTTGGCCTTGCATCCATAAGCGATCCCAGGCTTTTTCGCATGTCCTTCTGATGGAAGTAGGTTATAAATTTTGACGGCATCATCCGCTGGTATTGTATTACCCTCCTGTAAATAGTTCCAAGCAGTAATCGCACGTGCAACGCTCGGCTTGATGCTGTTGGCTTCGAAGTAGCGATACAAGAGACCATTGGCTCTGCAATAGGGGATAAACTTATGCTTGATTAGTTTGACTGTACGGCCAAGCATCATTACAGACTTATCTGAATCCAAATCAGTGGGGCTTAGTTCAGCTATGTTGGTCAACCAATCAATAGAACCGACTACTTGCCGGGGGAGCCACACCTTCTCGCGTCTGTTAGTAATACTAGAGATCACCCGGTTAGCCAGAGCATGGACCTTAATTGGAACTCGATAGCTTTGCCTTAGGACATCTACCTGCCCTGCCATGGTAATAAATCTGGTAGAAGCACCAGCCCATGTATAGATGGTTTGATCATCATCCCCGGCAATGTATATTCGCTTGGCGTGGCGAGCCAATAGTTCAACCATTTCCCATTGCAACTCACTCAGGTCCTGTGCTTCATCCACTATGAGCACTTCCAAGAACGGTGCTTCATCAAGGGCTATGAAAGCCTCGATCATGTCAGTAAAGTCCATTAAGTCTTTTCTATTCTTATAGCTGCGAAAGTTGTTGATCAGTTGCATACATTTCACATAATCAGGAACAACGTAGTCATTCTTAATTAATATTTCCTCAATTGGTCGTCTAGTAATGCGTGCAAAGTTTTCAAAGAATAACACTAAGTCATCGCCAAGGAAATTAGAGTACATACCGTCATCAGACGACAGCCCACCATGTATTTCATATCCATACTCGCGGGCAAACTCCTGTACTCGTTTGCCTGTGAATACATCATCTGTCTTAAGGTCTAGCTGCCTGAAGGCAGCAGAGTGTAAGGTATTGAAATAACGAAAGCGGCTGCGGGGCATTTCAAACCGTAGGGATGCTCTGGTTATAGCTTCTTCCACACCACGTTTGGTGAATGTAAAATACCCTATGCGATCAGGTGGAACACCGTGCTCCATCTCACGCTCAACAATATCCAATAAGGCTGTCGTCTTACCGGTACCGGGCGGGCCAAGGAAGATAGTTGGTTCAAGCATCTGCTTTCCTCACAAATGATGGGCATCTGTAGCGGCTATCAGTTATGGTCCCCATGTCTAGTGAACCGGGTTGCGTACACAAACCGATCCACTGTTCCTTCTGCTGCCATCCAGTGCAGGTTTCGCAGCAGTTAGGAGGCCACCTTAACCATGATGGTGCTTGTTGCATTGGAGTGGCTGACGTTTAGGAGGCGGTCAGCCAACGCCCTTTTCAGGTCACCTACTTGCTCGGAAGGTAAAGTGATGACCTGCCTATTAGAACGGTATGTCGTCTTTATTTTCAGTCTGCTCCATACCACTGATGGGTGCTTCAGCACGCTTTTCACCAGCTTTCACAGCCTTATAGAAAGCCTTGGCTGGCTCATACTCAGTGGCAAAGTCGATAAGTCCAAGGTCCTGGAATTTAATCCCAAACCACTTGCCGATGGCATTGCTCATCGGAACAGTCGTCAGTTTGTATTTGTGAGCGAACGCTGGCAATATACTCCCGGTTTTGGGATTGGTAAACTGATGAAACATCGTTTGCCACTGGCGGGCGAATGTATGTTTCGTGCCTGTACAGGGCAAGACGAATGGTCGCCCATTGCAGAGCAGAAAAAACTCCCTTGTGTCCTGAATAAGATTACCACTACCAGAGCGCACAAGCACAGTCTTTTCTCGACCACTGTCGTCCTTAACTATTCGTTCCACCATATCAGCCGGTGGTGTGTCATGTCTACCCACAAATCCCTGTCGGTTGGGCAGCCACTCGATCCATGTGCGTACCATTTCACATGGTATGACGTCGATGCCTTCCTCCCCATCTGCAATAGGAGTAATGGAGTTACGTAACCAGAAGTGTCCTGCTTCGGCACCTTCGACATACGCATCACCCCGTTTATCCACGACCGGGGAATTGCTTTGCAGGACATAAATAAGAGGAAGTAATTGATCCTCTTGTTTGAAGCTGACGCCCATACCTGAGTCTTTGTCCAAGACATCAAGCATGTCAGCCGGGATTACGTCGCGGGGTTCTTGAATCTGTAGAGCCGTTCCAGGTGTTGCTGCTTTGGCCATGATTGTCTGCTCCTGATTCTGCAGAGTAGGACTCTGCAAAGAGCAAACACTATACACTACGAGCTACTAGATTACAAGTAGGAAGCGCAAATATATTTAGCCGACTTCCCAAGGATTCAGCACTGGTTTGGTATAGGGATCACCAGCACATGCTGCTTCTATGTCAGCCATAGTTTGTTCATCTGGTATATCCATATCGTCTTTACCGAATTTATCTGGCAACAATCCATTACGATAGGTCTTATAGTCACACCCACGGCAGATGCCAAAGTTTCGATCACTGGCATAAAGTTTTTCACGAGCAGCACCCATCGCTGTTCCATTCCAGATGGCATCAATACCATCTGTCATTACGTTACCACATTTATGAACACCGCGCCAATCATTACAACACAGAGCCACATTACCATCCCATCGAATAGCTAGTTCACGGAAAGGTTGAGCACATCGCTGTTGTATAGGTTCGTCAAGAGCCTTAGACCCACACCCCGCATGATTAGATAGTTTGGTGTGTGTCCCATGTGTAGCAACTGTCAAATCTTGCAGGAAGACAAGTTTATGTTCACTGATCTTGTGCCGCTGGTGCGGGTTGCCTCGCTTATCAGCCGGGTAATCATATACAAAAGAATTAACTGTGTTTTCAGTTAGAGCCTGTCTTATTTTAGGTACATATGCTACACCTTGATAATCATCCAATGCCAGTATGTTCAGTCCTACTTCAAATAACTTGTTGATGTTAGCCACAGGTCCAGGCGAACGCAGCAGACCACCGGCATTAGAAGTCATCATCAACTGCCAATGTGGTGCTGCTATTCTTGCAGCTGCTATCATATCAATATAATGTGGATGCATGGTTGGTTCACCATGCATGGCGAACTCAACCCTTGGGTTCCAGCCTAACATTCCCATTTGTGCTAAAGATGAAACCAATATTTCTTCAGTCATGAATTTATAGTCGCGCCCTGGCTTTTCACGTATGCCCTGGAGTCCACAGAAAGTGCATCTAAGATTGCAACCTTCTACAAACTCAATTTGGACCGCATAAGGTGGTTCTTGCCTACGATACTCACGCATATTGGCTCCTTGAATACAGACCATCTTGCAGGGCCTGTTTCCATCTGATAATGGTGTGGTTCTTTGGGTTGTTTGCTCGTGGGATAACCGACACATAGCCGGGGTGAAATGCTGCAAGCCTGTCTAGATCTTCATTATAGTTTTGATCATTTCGCCACGTATTACATCCACCCGGTGTGAATATCTTGGTGTCCTGTACGGTAGAATCATATACCGCGTTGGGGTACCCCTTGCGCAAGAGCTGAAGCACCAAGTCTGTATCTTCAAACTGCCTGATGCGCCCTAGTTCCATTTGTATGGTGACTGGAAGGTAGTGTGCAATGACCGCACTTGTTCTACCAGGAGAGCGCCAGCCATCTGCTTGGCTGTTGTTGAATGGTCTGGTACCAAACCCGACATTAGGGAAGTTAAAGCTGCATTTGTCTTCTAAGAGTTTAATTTCTGGTATCAGTTCTTGTTTAGAAATAGGAGTAAGCTTAGAACTGCCAGGTGTCTTACGTGTTTGGAACATTAGGTCATCATCGATCATCAGTATTTTTTCACAACCAAATTCGTAGTGCCATTGATTTATAATCCAAGCTCGTTTTTCCCCTATATTGGTGATGTCACTTGGCTCTGGCATAACAGATATATCGTCAGACAACGAAGATAAAATACGCACTTCTTTAATAGGACAAACGAGCGTAGTGTGCTGACGCAACTCCTTTGGAAATTGCGCCAGCGTGAGTTGCTTATCAGTGCGACCCTTAGTGGGGATTATGATAGGTATCATAGTCTTACTGCTCTAGGTTAAACACAGTTAGAAGAGAATACAATCCCCTGTTATCACCCACAGTTCTTAAAAGTTCTTCAACTTCTTTAACGGTTTTGATGTACTCTCGTCCAACATGATTTCTAAAAACAACATAATCATAGTCTTTCCTGAGAACAGATTCAAAGAAAGAATGATTAATAGAAAATGAAGATGTGTATTGTCTCCCAGGCGTAATACAGGCAGCTCTCCCTATATCTTTTCCAGTTGAATCTATAATATAACCATATCCATGTGCCCATTTACCAGTTTCGCCTGTAAGTCCTACTTGGACATAACGCACTTCTTGTGCAGGTATTCGTAGCATACTATCCTCCCTGTTTGCGTTGTTGTCGTCTCAGGTTTACTTCTGCCTTGTGTTCATCATAGTGTTGCCGACACAAATGTCTATAAGTCGTGGAGCTAGAAGGTTGTGCCCCCCATCCATATTTCTTTAATCCTTTAATAGCTAATTGAAAATTAGTTGTCCTCGCTATTAAGCTACGACCACAAATGTCGCAAACAAACTTTATTTGATTCGGGGATCTAATGTCGGTCACTTTATTTTCACCTCATCAAAGATGAATACTCCCAGAAGATCCTGCGGAACAATACGTCCACCGGTTATCTCCCGCTTTACGAAAGCCTTGAGCGTTTGGTGATGGATAGACTCATTGGTATAATATGGGATATGGTTGTCAGCCAGAATCTTCATCACCCTTAGTCGTTCCTCATGCTCCTGCATTCCAAATACAATGTTGATCACAGACTTAATAAGATCACCGTGGCCCTGCTGCTCGAACCATTCAAAAGCATCCATGCGCTTTTCATCTGGTATCTTGGCCGTGTAGACTGTGCCGCGCTGAGCCACGAATGCCGGGTGGTTGCGGTCAGCTTCAACTGTTACGCTTGATACTCCTGCTTGGGAAAACATATCAGGTAAGTCTTTGCGCTCAATATCAGTGATTTTGGTTTGAACTTTCTTCACCCTTTCTTCAAGGTCAGCCTTTTCTAAATAGGCATCACGCAATTGGACTGCTTTCCTACGTATGGTTGTGAGATCAACTGGTGCTGCTGGTTCATTTGCTAATGCATCATAAAGAGCATCTTGGTTTGTCATTGTCAACTCCTCCATTGCGTATTGTATAGCAATTAACATAGAATTGCAAATCTTATTAATTTTGAATGCTAATAGAACTGTGCTTCCCATTACATTATGCTATACTACCCCCCTGCGGCTGATAGCCGCACATAAGGAGGCTTCATGTGATCACACGAAAACTCCTAGCAGCACTACCCATCGCCCTCTTGGCGATGGTAACTCCAGCTAACGCTGATAGCTTCACTTACAATGGGTTCAGCGTCAATCCAGGAACGGGGGTTGATATAACCCTCAGTCCGCCGGTTGTTGCTACCCCGTTCAGTGAGTCGGTGAAGGCAGGGCAAATCACGCTCAATGGTTCCGGCCCAAACGCGGGCATGAACATCATGGCGTGGTGCGTGGATCTGCTCAACCCGTTGCAAATGTCGTCAACATACAACATCGTTCCGTTGTCTGTTGGCGGCTCACCCGGCAACGGGAACCCGTCCTTTGGGGCTACGGTCTACCAAGAAATTGGTGACCTTATGCTCTTTGGGCAATCGGGTTCGGACACGCAGCTTGATGCTACCCAAATCGCCATCTGGAAGCTTGAGTATGGGTCGTCCATCGCGTTTCCAACGCTTAGTTCACTGTTGGATACAGAGGCCAACTCATTGATCAGCCGGGTGGGATTGGGTGGTGACTTGTTCAACAGCAACGTAACGATTATGCTGTTGGATGCGGTTCCTGCCAATCAGATCCTAGCCTTCGCGGCACCATCCGAAGTTCCGCTTCCTGCGGCAGTTTGGATGTTTCTAGGGGGCCTTGGTCTTCTTGGTTGGTTCCGAAGCAAGTGGCGTTTCGGGTTTTAAGTGTTGAGGTGGAGGGGTCTTGGCCCCTCCACTTACTTTTAATCCCCTCAATTTAAGTTTCATATCTTCAGACATATACGGAACCTCCCTAATCCACCGGCAAATAAGGCAGACGGGATTACCGTCATGCGGGCCGGAGTGTGACACCTCGGTACCGCAATCTGAACACGTGAATACGGCGTACATTATCGGAACCTTCTCGTTATCCTGCGCGCCAGCTTCTTGAGCCAGTGCTTGCCTCTCTTCGGTGCGTTGGGTGACCCTGTAGTCATTCGCGCGCGCCTGCGCGCGTAAGCTTCAGGCGTTGGCTTCCGTGGCAATGGTTCCAGCGGCTTGCCTCGTGGGATTCCTCCCGGTGGTTGTGTAGAAGAGTAATGCTCGTGCGGTTTAATCTTGGACAAGTCTATGGTGCGTATGTTCTTGCGCAGTTTGCCGATGCTCATGTCTCACCCAATGTGTTGATTTGCCGAACTGTCGTGTTGTAGATCTCTCGCAACGCATTCTCCAACCGGTCGGCACGACCACTGGCAGCATTCCATTTAGCTGCCCATTCAGCATTGTATGAACGTTCTTTAGCAAGCATATCTTGCAAGCGTTCCACTTGTGCCTCCAATTTCTTGATATGCTCGGCTTCCCAGCCCATTTATTTATCTCCTCATACCAAGAATACGCTTCAAAGCCTTTTGGATAGCCCAATGCTTATCACGGCGCTGGAGCTCTCGCAACAGCTTTTTGAAGTATCTACGTGTGTGATACCTGCCCATACAATGCCTCTACATATCTTTTTAGATTACCCCACACCTCAGGCTCAAGCCAAATGGTGTTAGTTTCATGTATTCCATCGGAGGTGGTAAGCTTGATCATACCATTAGTCCATTCGGCATACACAGCATCACCCAGATATGTCTTGCTCATGCCTTCCCCTCCTCAACCGTGATTAGCGCCAGCATGTTCACGGCGCTGTGTCCAGGATCAAACTCTTCTGTCCATATAGTCAGTATATTGGGGCCTGGGAAGTCGATGCCAAACTCTTTAGCAATCATCTGCACGGACTCTACACTAGGCATGGCACCGGGGGTATCTACGCTAACGGACAGGTGCTTGCACAGACCGGGAGGTTGTTCCTCGAAACTGATCGCCGCCCTATATCCCACCGGCATCAATACATTTTGGGAACGTGGTGTGATAATTTCCAAGGATCCCTTTGGCCTATCCTTCAAGGCCAAGTGATCAACATTTGGTACGGCGTACTTCTTTACAGTTTCTAGCGTTATGATATGCTCACGCGCAGTGTCCATTGCTCTGCGAATCCGCTTGCGGGTGTTGTCAGTTATGATGAGTGCGCGCATGTCAGCAGTCGTTTACCTGGAATAAAGGCTGCTCTAACTTTTCCATCCATCCCTGGAAGTCAGCCATGTAGTGTTCAGAAATGGGATGTATTCCAAAGCCAGATAATAGAATATGCCCGCACCCCTGGCATTCCCATTGATCTCCGCACCACAGCTTATATGGTTTCCATTCCTCAGGATGGGCATTTCCAGGCCGTGCCTCATTGACCTTGGGCATTCCTTCTATGAAGTAAACCCCTTGCCTCTTCATACGGTAGAACCGCTGACATTTTACGCAGATTGGTTTCATCCCATTACCCTTTCCACTAGCCTATAGGACCAGTATATGATCTGTGCTATCCACTCAGCCGTAAGCATGAAGCCTATGGCCAGAACTGTTTCGGCCGCAGCCCTTCTCCAAAACCTACTTGTCATTAGGGACTATTTTATTATATTCATTAACCGTCATTCCTACGGCATCAAACTGCGGCGCGGGTGGTAGAGGCTTCATGTTCCCCACTGGCACCTTGCCC